GGGGCAGGGGCGGGGGCGGAACCGCTGAGCAGCTTTTTCTTCGGCACCTTGAAGTTGCCGGTCTGGATATCCTGGATGGACACGCAGTTTTTTGCTTTGAGGCTGTTCTTGATCTCACCCTTGCTGTTCTGGTATTCCTCCTGGGTCACGACAACGCCAAAAAACTTCCCACGCAGGCTTTGGATGTTATCCTCGGTGAATACATATCCACGGTTCGAGGCTTCCACAGCATCCTTGAAGTGCTTGAAGTAGCCGATATTGTCCGCTTTGTAGCTGGCGTAGTAAGGAGCAGGCCAGAAACCAGCGCGAGAGTAGGTCTTACCATTGTCTCCCTTATACTGACCGGAAGCAAACTCCCACTCGACAAGGATGTACTCCTTGTCCTCGCGGTCCTCCACGGCGGTAATCTGGGCGATATAGCCGCCGGGTTCGGGAAGGCTGAACTCGTCGGGGTCCTTTGCGGTGATGTTGTTCCAATCAAACTTTCTCATATTCGTCAGTCTCCTTTTCGATTTCTAAGGGGCACTCGTCCCCTACATAGTGTTCGGGATAGGCAACGATCTTCTTGTTCAGGCCACAAGAACGATAGTTGCGCTGATAGAAGGGGCATTGATAGCAGCTGAGGGATACATTCCCCCGGAAGTCTACCGGGAACCCCACTCTCACGGTGGCGGTGGCAAACAGATACCGCGCCACACCGCTGTCAGGCCTGCCCATTAGGGGCCTCCTGTGCGGGTTCCGGGGTAATGCCCCAATACTCGCGGATAGCCGTGTCTACCGCCTTGAGGTCGTTCTCGATCTCCAACGGGAACAGGTCTTCGGGCGATTTGCAGATGTCTCCGCCGTCGCTGTTTGTGCGGAAATAGTGGTGGTCTTTGTCCGCTAAGCAGTGAAGGCAAATGGTAACCATGCCCTCAATGCAGACTTTCTCGTCAAGCAACTTGCCGATGGTACGGAGCTTGGTGTTTCCGTAGTCGTCTGCCTGCTCGTGCATGATGATGTACACGATTTTGTTGGCAGGCAAGCTGTACTGAATGAACGACATGAGCTGCCAGAATTCGTCTGCAATGGCGTTGAACAGGTCGAACGTGTTCCCGCCACCTTTGGGGCCACTATGGCCTCTCATAAAGTGGTTGGTGAGCAGGTAACCTGCATCGTCGATCACGGCGGTGTCTACGGGCATCTTGGACAACCACGTCTTGATCTCATTGTAGTTGTCCGAGATGAGCGTCCACTTGAACTTGCCCCGGAAGGGAAGGGGCTTGCCGATTGGGTTGATGAGAACTAACTCATCGGTGGAGAAATTCTTGAGACTACGGCTCTTGCCGCTGCCGGACTTGCCATATAAAAGCACAGGAATCCCCATGGTCAGCCCTCCCCTCTGAGACGGCAGTCAATCCACTCATTGAAATCGTCGGAGCGATGGTCTAGGTAAGCCAAAACCTCCGCTTCGTAGATTGACTGACAGAAATCCACGAAGTCGATGGGTTCCTCCATGATGAAGTCACGGATGATCTCGCGGGTGATCTCCACGGTTTTCTTCACTTCTTCAACATCCTTTCCAAAAAGTTTGCACAGACCGGGCAGACATACACGTCCGGGCCTGGTTCGATGGCGCTCACGTTCCAGTGCTTGGAACACCGGATGCAACGCCGATACACGGGATGGTCGTGGGTCATCACAGCACCCGCAGGGGAATCCCTGCTTTAGCCATGACGGCGTTTAACTTGTGCTGCTTGGCTTCCTTGGCACGACGGGCCTTGACGTTTTCCTCCATTCTGGGAGCGATGGCTCTGAGCAGAGCGTCCAGGTCATGCTTGGCTTTGATAGCCTGTACTGCGTTCATTTCAGCATCTCCTTTGGTTCTAACTTGGCAGCTTCCACGCGGTAGGTCCGGGTTTTGCCGCCTCTGATTTTTCGTGTGATGATCTGACCCAGAAGGGTTTTCTGGTCAGATTTGTACTCTGTCCGCCGGTGGTCTTCCCAGCAGACGTGTCCATCGTCGTTCAGACGGACGTGTCGGATGCGGTAAATCATAGCTTACCCTCCCGGCGTCGGATGTAGTTGGACACGCGCCCGGTAGCCTTGCGCCAGTCCAGGATAGATTGTTTCCGGCAGTGCAGCTTGTTGGCTATGGCGGTGTCGGAATCGCCCAGCTCATAGAACTGAGCGGCTTTCTCCACGTCGAAGTCCCAAGCCTTGCTTGTCTTGGCGATCTGCTTCTGTGTATCCGTCAAAATGAACTTACCGCTCTTTGTTCTTCCCACAGCCTTTTTGCTGCATCCGCCGCCTGGGTTCATGGGGACGCCGCGCCGGTGGCCCTCCACCAGAATGTAAATGCAGTCTCCGTAGTAGTCGTGATACCGGCATCCCTCACATCCTTTGGTGTGCTTGCGGTCGGTACCTGCGACAGCGTTCCAGCGGATCGCGTTCACGTCCCAGCGCTGATTTCGCCCAGGTTTTCGGGTGGTGTGTCCGGAATCACTCATAGGCTCACCAGCTTTCTGGCAAGGACGTGGGCGGTGATGCCGCCTTTTCCAACGGCGAGATATTTCTCACACCAGTTTCTACTTTTGCCGGTGTAGATTTGGACTTCCTCTTTTGTCAAGATTCTGTTCCCGTTGCTGAAGGACAGAATGTCTTCCAGCTGGTCACGGAAGCCGGGTAACTCTCTGGGCATTTTGGCCCTCCTTTCTTGCATGTCGGCCCTGAACCTGGTATAGTGGGTCCAGGAAGGGGGTGGATAGGGATGGAAGACGAAAACAAATCTGTTGAAACACCAGAGAAACCCAAGAGAGTTTGGGAAGCGTGGCATGTCATTGTGATCGTCGTCGCGATGGTTATCGCGGTTTGGGCTGGATTTGCTACCGGTGAGTATGTCGGCGAGAATAACCAAGATGTTTACTTTGCCAAACTCGACGAAAAGCAAACCGAACTAGAGCGATACGGAACCGCTGTTGCAAACCTGAAAGCACAGGTCCAGGAACTCACGGAAGAGAAGAACGCTCTTCTTGGCAAACAGGAAACAGAGGAACCGGAGACGGAACCGGAACCAAAAGAGGAACCAGAACCGAGCTACGACACCAACGCGCAGGATACTTGCTCTGCCGGAGACCTGGACGAAACCGAAACCTCATCAAGTGCCAGTGATGAGATCATCGTCTACGTGACCAGGACAGGGGAGAAGTACCATCGAGAGAGTTGCTCCTACCTGAGACAAAGCAAGATAGAGACAACGCTCTCAGAGGCCATAGAGGACGGTTACACGCCTTGTAGCCGCTGTCACCCGCCAACCGAATAACCACCGTAGGAGGCCGTCTAGGGAAACCTGGGCGGCCTCACACTATTCTTCTTTGACTTCTCGAAACAAGAACTCAAGGTCCATGCCTGCAAAGAAAATATCTTTGATGCGAACTGCCTCTTTGTATTTCCAGCAGGATAAACCCGATAGCTTGTTCCGAGCTGATCTAGGCGATATTTTGATTGCCCGGCTAATGTCTTCCGGCGTCAATCCGCGCCTTGCCATTTCAGCTTCCAAGTTTGGAAACATCTCGCTCCTCCCTTCTACCGTTCTCGGTTGTTCTGGCATTATAATACTACCGAATACGGTAAATGTCAAGCGGTTTTTTGCCGTTTTTGGAAATTTCCTTCTTGCATTTTTCCGTATAATATGGTATTCTTTAGGCGCAGAAAGAGAGGTGAGAAATGTGCTAGATACGTTGAAAGCTATGAAAAAAGCGTGTGGGAAAACCACAGCAGAAATAGCAAAAGCGTCTGGTATCCCTGAACCGACGCTTACGAAGTTATTTGCTGGAGTTACGAAAAACCCAACGCTTGGAACGATGCGCGATGTTACCCATGCTATGGGGTACACGCTGGATGATCTCGAAAGGAGGCCGGGAGAAATAGAAAACCCCCTCACGCCGAAAGGCGCAAGGGGGACGAAGGAGTGGTTAGAGGATTTACTTGTTAGCAGGGGGATTATCAAGCCCGGCGAGGACCTCACCGACAACCAGGCCGATATGCTGATAGCCTTTGTCCAGCTTATAGAAGCGTGGCTTAAAAGTATGGGAGAGTAGGAGACGGATAGATTCCGCTTCTTCTCGGCTGTCGATAAAAGCAGCCACTCTTTCGATGTTGTTCATGGTTCCCTCCATTTCTGCTTTCATTATACGCGGTCCTTCCTGCGGAGGCTGTGATACAGTCACCAGGGACAGGATACCACGCAGGAACAACAGAAAAGGTAGAAACTGGGAGCTAATCGACAAAAGGGAAGAACCGTCCAGGAGTTGACGCAGGCCTGGACGGTTCTATGGGGGTTGTATCTGGTATGGATACCCTCACACTATAACACATGTGGAGGTAAATTGCAATGATTAAACGCAAGGACGGACGGTGGCAGGAGCAAGTGAAGCTGCCGGGGATGGCGAAGCCGAAGTATTTCTACGGGAAGACGCAGAAGGAAGTTAGGCGGAAGATAGCTGAGTGGAACCGGGCCGAAGAGGAAGCCAAGGAGAAGGCCGTGCTGTTTGAGACGGTGGCGGACGATTGGCTCAAATTTAAGATAGAAGTGGATAAGGTCGGCTGGAACACGGAACACGGGTACATGCCCTCTCTGCGCGAAGCGAAGGACTGGTTTTCTGGGCGGAACATTGGTGATATCTACGCTGATGAAATCATGGATTTTTTGAAGAGTGTAGCGGCGAAGGGGTTGGGATTCAGCGCGGTATCCAAGCGCAAGAACGTGATGAACGGGATTTTTGATTACGCTATTTTGAAGCGTATGATTAAATACAACCCAGCGCGATCTGCAAAGCTGCCGGGGAACCTGCCAAAAGGGACTAGGGAGCCGCCGGAAGACGATCAAATGGATAAGGTGCGGGCGGCATTTGGTGGTGAAGGATTCGGGATGTTTCCGCTGCTGCAGGCGTTTACTGGGATGCGCCGCGCTGAACTGCTGGCTCTGCGCTGGGAAGATTTTGATTGGGAGAAAAATCTGATCAGTGTGAAACATTCCGTCGAATTTATCAATGGTATCCCACGCGTGAAAACGCCGAAAACGGATGCAGGAGAACGGGAGATATCCCTGTTGGAACAGCTGAAACGGCGGCTTCCACGCGACAAAAGCGGGATGATATTTAAGGGAAAAAACGGCTACATGACAGCAAATGAGTATCACCGCGCATGGAAGCGGTGGTGTATTTCTGCGGGGTTGGCAGAAGAGAAAGAACAGCCGGAGGGGAAAAAGAAACTGCGAGGATTGGACAAATGGAGAGTGACTGTTACATCTCACCAGCTGCGGCACTATTACGCCACGATTTTATATGAAGCTGGCGTTGGGATGAAGGATATGCAGGACCTTCTTGGGCATGCGGATATCCAAACCACGCTGAACGTGTACACGCATATCAGGAAACGGCAGAAGAAAGCGGCAACGGAGAGGCTGAATCAATTTCTCTGTCAAGATGATGTAGAAAACGAGGAAAGCGTTGATAAATAAGGGGTTTTAATATGTCGTCGTGTCTTGATTAGATAAAACTCTGAATCCGAACAACCGAAAACCCGCGAACCATTGAATACCAACGGTTTGCGGGTTTTTCTACGCCTATTTATGGGTTGTTTTTGAGCTGTTTTCGTGCCCTAAAATGCCCTATTTTTACCCATAATTACCTATTCCAGCCTGTCAAATTTCTGTCAAAAAGGTATCCCCCCTCTCGGTCCTGATAACCGGGAAGGGGGATTGTCGCGCTGAATCCTGCGAAGGATTACAAGCGCATTATATGACAACTTTCGTTGTTTGTCTAGGGGGTGTTATGCCGTGAGTTTTTCAATATTCAACGGTGCGTGTCCATGCGGTTTCAAAACCGCATCTGCAAACGATGTAGATTTCATGGGTCCATTTTCCTGTCTTCGGGTCGTATTCTCTGGTCGCATCGGCCGTTATACTCGTGTTAGGGTTCTTCTTGTAGGCATCCAGATCGAGAGCAACGTATTCCGGCTTTCCATAGCCAGGTTCTCCAATAACGATGCTGTCAGGGAGTTCAATTTCTACCCAATCAAACTGGTATCCATCCAGGTACCGAGAGAGATTTTCCTCACAATCCGGGCGGCAGAAGAAGACGCTGTCCGAAACATTGGAAAAGCCGCTACTCACGACTGCTGCTGTAATTTTCATTTTTCGTTTCCTCCATTGATTTTTTGCATTAACTCCTTTACCTCATCTTCCCAAGGTTCCCCCTTCCAAAAGTCGGAGCTATAAGATACAACTTCTTGCAACTTACGTCGAAGTCTCCAAGCTGCATCCTCTTGGACTTTTTGGTACTCAATGAGAATGTCGCTCTCTGGTGCATGGATGCCAAACAAGGCGCTCACTCGTCCACGGTCGAAGCCGCTTTCTTCGTAGAAAGAGGCATCGTCGCTTCCCATTTCGCTTTTCTTTTTGTTGCAAAGAGCGGCGAAACGTTCTTCGTCATACCCTGGGAAGAGCTTCTTCGTTGTAGATTCTATAGCTTCCTTTCTAATCTTTCTGTGTGCCTCCTGTGCGTTCTTCAAGTAGATCAAGGCCGCTTTCAACGCGAAAAAGTTTTCCTTGAAATCTTGGTATTTATCTATCTGGTATTTATTCATTTTGCTTCCTCCTAGTTTTTTATTCATCAACCCGGACGATGAGGGGCTCATCGTCCTGCTCCGGGCGGGAGCCGTAGCACTCGATGGTGACTCCATCCTTGGCCGCGTCCTCTGCGAGACGCTCTAGCATCTCGCTCGTCGAGATACGCTCGTATTCGTCGCACTCGTCGCAGCCGAACCGGCCGCAATATGGACAAAATTCAAAATCTGCACTTGTGTCATAGCTAACGGTCCAAAGGCCGTCAGCCTGTCTTGCGTACTCTGTGTAGTATGCGTACCTGCCGCCGGTACAGCAGAGGTTGGGGTCATAGTCGGACCTGTCTGTCACGACAATTTTTTCAATATTCTTTTTCATTTCTGTTACCTCCGTTTTTTAATCTTACCAGGAATCACTTTGCTTTGCAATCCCTTTAGCCTGCCTCATCAGTGCCGGTAGGCTATTTCCGGCAGACGCCCGGAAGGGGCGTTTCGGCCTTAGAAAATAACGTTGTTGTCTAGTTCTTCCATGCGGACGATCTGGAAACGGTCGCGGGTTTCGGCGGGGATTACCTTCTCGATAAACTCTTCTGCTAAGTAGTGATAGCAGAAGATGGCGGTGCAGGACGTTCTAGGCTTCCCATCATCGTAAAGCTCGCCCGGCTTTGTGCTAACCACCGCCCAGTGGCAGGACCCGAAAAATTTCATGGTGTTTACCTCCTGTATTTTATTTATGGGGTGCGGCGTTTTGTGGGACACCGCCCAGGCCCGGAAGAGTTAGTCGATAGTGTAGCCGTTGATGCCGTAGAAGTGCTCCTGCCCGAAAACGGTAACAATGGCGCTGTCTCCGTCGCCGTCTGTTTCGATCTCCAGCGTGTAGATCGTGGTGAGGTGTCCGGCCAGGAATGCGGCGGCTGCAATCAGCAGGCAAGCAATGATCTTTTTCATGGTGTGTTTCCTCCTTAAAACTCTTTCACGATTTCGCCGTTGATGCGGATCGTCTTCTTTTCCATCCAGCGGCCCACAACGGTAAATTCGTAGGTATCGCCGTTTTCGTATTCGATGGAGTGCAAGTATTTGTAATCGTTTCCCTCATTGATAAACTGCTTAACCGGTTCGTCAACGTGAGCCTCGCACCATTCGCGGATTTGGATGTCTGTCATCTCGTTTGCCTCCTGTTGTTGGGGTGTTTCCCTTTGATGGCTCTATCTTACTATGAGTTAACTCATAAGTCAAGCCGTAAACCTGCACAAGGTTAACTCATAGTTTTTGTGCAATTTTATGAGTTAACTCACAAAGGGAGCCGTGATACAATATAAGAGATAATAGATCAGGAGGGCGATGCCATGGCTACGGATAACTACAAGGGCACAGAGGCCCAGAAGGGCGCTGTAAAGCGGTACCAGGCTGGGAGGGATGCTATCATGCTGCGGCCTAGCAAGGATGAGGGCCGGGAGATCAGGCAAGCGGCGGCGGATGCCGGAGAGAGCTTGCAAGGGTTTATCCTGGGCGCTGTGAGGGCACGGATGGACAGTTACCTATCCCAAACCCAGGACGCCGCACAGCCCACGCCAGAGGGCACAGAGAGCATATAAGTATATATAAGAGAGTATCAAAGGGCCTGTTTCAACCCATCAAATTCCCTGATGGTAACAGGCCCTTTCCATTAAATTTTCTAATAATACTTTTCGTATTCCTCTTGATTATCTTGATAACGTATGGTATACTTGACTTACAAAAGCAGGATTAAGATTTGTATACTTTCAAACATATAAAACATTTTAAGCAAGGAGATGAAATCAATGGCAAACAAGAAAAAGATTGATTCTCCACAAAAATTGGACCTTTTCATTACACAATTTATTGAAAAGTGCCAAAAAGAAGAGCTTATCCCCACTGATTTTGAGTTGTGTAAATTCCTCCAGGTAAGCCCCGCAACGTTGGAAAGGTATGGGCGGGGAGGGGAGAAGGGGGACACATATCACGGATACGATGCACCACTAAAAAGGCTGCAGCAATTCCGGGAACACCGCTTGCTCACCATGCTTGAGCACGATCCCAAAGCTGGAACGGCTGCAATATTCCAGCTCAAACAAACCAAAAACGGTGGGTACACCGATAGCCCAATCAATACAGGAGATCAGGGCGCAACTATCACTCTCAAAATTCAGGGTGTGGGCGGCGCGGATGCGTTTAAGTAGTAAGCGTAGATACACTATTATATATATGTATCTGCGCTTCTCTGCTATTATGGCATAGCTAACCCATTGATATATAAGGGTTTTATCCTGATCTGACAGGGATTTGACAGGCTATCACACACCAGCACAGCAGGCACACCACCACCAGCACGGGCACGGGCCTGGGCCTGGGGGGTGGGGGCCGGGGGGCGCGTGGCCCCGCGCGGGGCGGGGGTGTGTGCGGCCCTACTATATAGGGGGGTACCCCTACCACCCCCCTACTCAACAGTGAGGGTGTGGCGGAAAAAGGGTGGCTCCTCTGGCGGCCGGCCCCTGTATAGACTACACACACTCTTGAGACTTACCCCCGATACATCACACTCATAAACAACCATACCCCCAGAAAAACGGGGGGCACCATTTCAGAAAAGCCACTCTAAAATATAGAACAGGAAACTCGACACATATACAGTTTATAAACAACTATACCTAGTGTAAGGTTACGGACATGATATGGCATGTTGTGTTTAGGGGTTCAATTCCTCTACTGGGTACCAGCAGCTCTTCTTCACCAGGGAGGGCGAAAATACAGAACAGAAAGGAAGTGAAATTCGCTTCCATTCTTATCTCTGTTTTTCAGCATGTCTGCGATATGCGAGCGTGGTTTGCTATTCGGTTTGGGCACACTCTTGGATAGCAGGTACAAGGCCATGCCACGACCAGAAGCAGGCTGACAGCCCGGAAAGACGGGCCATGTGCTGGGCTTTAGGGCATGACCTAGAGTTTGGCTCCTTTCGGTGCGGTCTTTTCATTGGTTTCTACCGCCCTCCTATGTGATAAGCTGCGGCCCATAAAGAGCAGCTCTCTTTGGGACAAGAGCGCCAGTGCAATTCTGGTAGGGCATTTATATGCGGGGATACTCAAGCATGGTTGAAGAGGGCGCACTTGAAATGCGCTAGGGGCTATATAGCCTGCGGGGGTTCAAATCCTCCTCCTCGCGCCGAATAAGAAAGGGGATGCTCTACTTGGTTTCTCTCAATGCAAAGGTGATCGCTGCCATTGAGGCAGCACTTTCCAGGGGAGACCGGGTAGAGGTCATTCCGGGAAAGAACAACAGTGTCAAGGTGGTGCAGACACACAGAAAGGTTGTTTGCACCACAGAGAAGTGAATAACCCTACTCTAAGTGGTGGGTAGGATGGGCCGAATGGGGTCAGTTACCTAGAAAGAAATTTCTAGGTGGCTGGCCTTTTTTTGTTGCCTGAAATGGGGTGAGTTCGTGGCAAAGAGAAGAATGTACCGGGGGCAGGGGAAGAAGGAGATCGTCTGGGACCCTGGAGAGGCTAACGCAAAGCAGAAGCTCTTCTACATGTCACGGACAACCTATACAGCCTATGGTGGTGCTAAGGGCGGTGGTAAGACACACGCTGTGCGAATTAAAGCGATAGGCGCAGCCTTCACCAACCCAGGCATACGTATTCTCATTATGAGAAGGACATATGTCGAGCTCGAAGAAAATCATATTAGGCCAATAGTAAAAATGGTTCCACGTGAAGCCGCGGCTTATAACGCTACGACACATTTGATGACCTTCCACAATGGCTCGACCATCAAGTTCGGCCACTGGGCCGGGGATGCTTCTGAGGACGAATATAACGGCCTGGAATATGACTGGATCTTCATTGACGAGGCAACGCAGTTCTCTGAAAGAGCGTTCAACTTCCTTGGCGGATGTCTTCGTGGTGTCAATGAGTTCCCAAAGCGGATGTACCTGACTTGTAACCCCGGCGGTGTTGGGCACAGATGGGTGAAGCGGCTCTTCATTGACCGGGACTTCAAGCTCAACTCGGACAACCCGGAAGAAAATGAGAACCCGGATGATTACAGCTTCATCCCTGCCACGGTGGAAGACAACTATCACCTGATGGCTTCTTCTCCCGGCTATGTACGGATGCTGGCAAATATGCCGGAAGACAAGCGAAAGGCTTACCGCTATGGCGATTGGAACGCCATTGGCGGAAACTACTTCCCGGAGTTTTCCGTTGCTACCCATGTGGTGAAGCCCTTTAAGATTCCGGACCACTGGCAGAGATACCGGAGCTTTGACTACGGCCTGGACATGTTTGCTTGCTATTGGTGGGCGGTGGATGAGGATGGACGTTCCTGGTGCTACCGAGAGTTCACCCATAAGGGCCTGATCGTCAAGGAAGCGGCGGACAAGATACATGAGCTGACCCTTCCGGGGGAACACATCGCGGCTACCTATGCGCCGCCGGATATGTGGAGCAGGCAGAAGGACACCGGCAAGACCATGGCAGAAGTTTTTATGCTGAACCAGGTGGGCTTAATCAAAGCAGACAACAACCGCGTTCAGGGTCACATGATGATGAAGGAAGCTATGGCTCCCTATCCTTTGCGTGACCCACATGTGCAGGCTATGTTCCGCCGGGATGACGGCACAGTTCCTGATAAGCTGCCCGGCCTGCTGTTCTTCGACACCTGCAAGGGTGCTATTGGGGATATTCAGGACATTCAGGCGGATGAGAAGAATCCGAACGACTGCGCCAAAGACCCACACGAAGTGACCCACACGGTCGATGGTGTGCGCTACTACTGCGTAAGTCGTGTGCTCCCGGCAGAAGCCATTCAAGAGAAAGAACCTGTCTTCTGGGACGACGAAGAGGACGATGCGCCGGAAGACTACGCAGGATACATGACCGGCGGGGAAGTGACTGCTGGGTATCTCGGCGCTGGATAAGGAGGAAACAATGGAGCTGTATTATGTCTGCTTACTGGTCGTGTTCTTCGCTTTCATGGCAACTGCTCTGAATTTGAAGAAGCTGCTTGAGCTGAAAATCAGACAGCTGGAATTGATGATCGGTAAGTTAACCGACAAAGTGGCTGTTTTGTCGCTTTCTAAATCCAAAACGGACGAGAAGTTGAAGGTTGCCAATGAGCATATCCGTGAGCTTCGTCGGAAACTGGACGAAGTGGAAGCAGATGTTGACAGTTGTGTGGAAGAAGTTGACAAGTCTGCCAAGAAGTTCGAGAAGCTGGAAGAGTACATGGAAGACCGCAAGGCGCTGGACCAGCGAGAAGAGCGGATGCTCAGCGGCATCAACAACATTATGTCTTACGACGCGAGCGTAGCACGGGAGGCGGTGAAGAACCTTGAAGAAAGCGAAGACTGAGACCCCGAACACAGCGGGGCTTGACCTATTCGGTGCCAATGGAATCACCCTGACCCCGGACGCCGTGTGGAAGATGTATGAGCGCGGGATGCTCTTCAACAGCAACATCAATCTCAATGAGACCGTCCGCGTGAATGAGAACTTCTTCATCGGCAAGCAGTGGGAAGGTGTTATCTCAAACGGCTTGCCTACCCCTGTGTTCAACATCCTCAAGCGAGTAGCGCTGTTCACGGTGGCCTCTATCACGTCGGACAACATCAAGGTCAATGCGACCCCGTTGGCAGCCACCCCTGCCACGGAAGAGCTAGCCACGCCGGTCCGCATTGTCAATGAGGAACTGGACAGCCTGACCGAGCATCTGAACATCTCTTCCCTCATGCGAGAGTACGCGAGAAACGCCGCTGTGGATGGGGATGGGTGTACTTACACCTATTGGGACCCGGACGCAGAGACGGGCCAGCAGGCCAAGGGGAAGATCGTCACGGAAATTCTGGAAAACACGCAGGTCTTTTTCGGGAACCCCAATGACCGGCTTGTTCAGAACCAGCCCTATATCCTAATTTCCAAGCGGGAGATCGTTGGCCACACCAAGCGCAAGGCCAAAGCAAACGGCATTGAGACGTGGGGTCTGATTCAGCCGGATAGCTCTGACACCTATCTGGACGACGTGAAGCAGACCGACGACAAAGTGACGGTGCTTCTGCTGCTGTGGCGAGATGAAGAGACGGGCCACATCTGGGGATGTGAGAGTACCAGGACTTCTCTGGTGCGGGAAGCATGGGACTTGAAGCTGTCCCGATATCCCATTACCTGGCTGAACTGGGACTATGTTCAGGACTGCTATCACGGGCAGGCCATGATTACCGGCCTGATTCCCAACCAGATTTTTATCAACAAAACCTATGCCATGTCCATGCTGTCCCTGATGACTACGGCGTTTCCTAAGATCGTCTACGACAAGACGCGGGTCTCTAAGTGGGACAACCGCATTGGGGCGGCCATTGGCATCAACGGCGGCGACGTAAACAACGTGGCGCGAATCATCGACCCGGCGACCATTTCCCCCCAGATTTCCCAATTCATCGAGCTGGCAGTAAATCAGACAGAGGAAAGTTTGGGTGCGACGTCCGTAGCGCTGGGCGATACTCGACCGGACAATACGTCGGCAATCATCGCCTTGCAGAGAGCGGCTTCCACGCCCTCTGAGCTGACGAAGCAGAACCTTTACAAGAGCATTGAGGACTTGTACCGCATCTATATCGACTTCATGGGTGCCTACTACGGAAAACGCTTTGTAGACGTGGATACCCCACAGCAGGTGGAGCAGGCGTTTCAGTTCGTTGGACAGCAGCCGCCTCCCGAAGTGCCATTGCCGTTTGACTTTTCCGTGCTGAAAAAGATTCCTATGGCAATGCGCTTGGACGTTGGTGCAAGCTCCTACTACTCGGAAATCGCCTCCATCCAGACGCTGGACAACCTGCTCAAGATGGGACGAATCAGCACCACACAGTATCTGGAGCGAATTCCGGACGGCTACATTCCTGCTAGACGTGAGCTGGTGCAGGAGATGAAGCAGCAGGAGGCGGCACAGATGCAGGCACAACAGGCCATGCAGGGCGTACAAGACCCCGGAAACGCGCCCGTAGCGGCCCCGGAAGAAAAGCCTGACATTCCCACCGGCGGCGGATACTCTGCCTTACAGCGCAAGGTGAACGCAACCGGGACGACAGAGGGGATGGTGTAATGGAACCCATTTTCAAGATCATCGGCATCGTGCTTGGTTCGAGCGGGTTCTCTGCCATTGTGGTAGCCCTTCTGAACCGGTATTGGATGAAGAAAGACAAAGAAGATGACAAATTGAATGCACTAGCAGCAGCGCAGAAAGTCTTGATGATAGACCGGGTACGCTCTCTTGGCAGACGGTATGTCGATGCTGGCGGCATCACTCTGGAAGACAAAGAGAACATCCAGGAGATGCACAGAACTTACAAGGCACTTGGCGGCAACGGACACCTGGACACCATCATGGATGAGGTGGAACGGTTGCCAATTGTAACCGGTTAGGAGGTGAGGAAATGAGAAATTGGAAAGCGTGGGCTTGTGCGGCGGCGGTTCGTGCCGTGAAAACCATTGCACAGACGGCAATCGGCTGTATCGGTGCCGGTGCTGTGCTGAGTGATGTTTCCTGGCCGATGGTGGCTTCTGCCGCTGTCCTAGCCGGTATCGTGTCTATTCTGACCTCGATTGCAGGTCTGCCGGAGGTAAAGCAGAATGAGTAATTCCAGACTTCCCACCTATGTTCGGCTTTCGCCCAACGTGACAAAGCCGAGACAGGGAACCATTAAAGGTGTAGCCATCCACTGCACCGCAGGCGGCAAAGACTTGCCTGCCAGCAACTTCGCAGACCTTCCCCGGTTTGTGATTCCTGACAAGAAGCTGGGTGCTTCCTGCCACTATGTGGTAGGCGGCGACGGTTCGATTGCCCAGGTGTGCGGCGAGGAGAACCGGGCCTGGTGTACATCGAACAAAATCGACCACCAGCTTGTGACCATCGAAGTTGCCAGTGACCATGTGGCCCCCTACCTGGTGAACGCGGCGGCAATTGAAGCCCTTGTGAAACTGCTGGCTGACATTTGCCAGCGCAACGGGATTCCGAAGCTGCTCTGGAAGGGCGACAAATCTTTGATGGGCCAGTGGGATAAGCAAAATATGGTCGTTCACAGATGGACGTCGGGCAAGGCCTGCCCTGGCGACTTCCTTTACAATCTCCATCCGCGCATTGCAAGCGCAGTCAATGAGCTACTGGAAAAGGAAGACAGAGAGGAGATGGCTGACGTGGAAATCAACGAACTGTTGGATGAGATGTCCGACGCCCAGGCATACGCCCTGCTTGAGAAAGCTATGCGCTACGCCGACACGATGCTGGAACCCGTGTGGAGCCGAACGGACGGCCACTGGGCCAAGGCGACGGAAAAAGGCATCATCAACGGCGAAGGGCCGGAACGACCCATGAAGCGAGACGAGGTTGTGACCATCCTGGGCCGCTTAAACCTGCTCTAACCCCGGATAAACCGGGTTTGGATACCTGTAAGAAACAACTTATATTTGGCCGACCATAGCCAAGAAGGAGATAAAACCATGAACGAAACTGCAATGAACAACGCCCCTGAGACCATGGATACCGCCGCTCTGAGCGAGGGTACCACGCCGAGCTATGACGACGACGATTTCTTTAACGATATCGACCTGAGCGACGTGCAGGCAGACGAAACGGGCGAAGGAACGCAGGAACCTCCCGCCGAGGAACCCGAACCGGAAGCAGACCAGCCGAAGGAAGAGAAACCACAGGAAGGGGAGCAAGGCACTTCGGACGAGCAGAAGAGCGAGGAGACACAGGAAGGGGAAGACCAGCCTTTCATGGAACTCAAGCGATTCGGCGAGATCACGAAGGTGAATCGTGAAGAGGCGACTGTCCTGGCACAGAAGGGCCTGGACTATGACCATGTACGCGGCGAACGCGACACGGCAAAAGAGCGTGTGGCAGAGCTGGAAGGTTTTCTGACGGAGCTGGCAGCGCCCAGCAACATGAGCATTGAAGACCTGATGGACGCCACAAGAGCGGAACTGCTGGCAGGCAGAGAGGGCATCGACAAGAGCGTTGCTCTCCAGCGCGTGAAACTGGACAGAGAGCGGCAGGCATTTGACGCACAGAGACAGAACGCGCAGAGAGAACAGCAGGCACAACAGGAAGAAAGACAGCGCATTGACGCGGACAACGCCGCGTTTCAGCGTGCATTCCCCGATGTGAAGATGAGTGACGTTCCCAAGGAAGTTTGGGAGACGATGCTTCGAGAAGGGGAAAGCCTGGTATCTTCCTACGCACGATTCACAGCCAAAAACTTGGCAGCAGAAAACGAGCAGCTGAAAAGCGAGCTGGAGACTGCCAAAAAGAATTTGGATAACAAGATACGTTCCACCGGCAGCCAGAAGTCTGCTGGGAACGCCCAGAAAAAGGCTGACCCCATTGACGACGACTGGTATTCCGGGGACGACTGACAGGCCCCATTTCATAGGGGCCGGAAAGGATAAGGAACCCCTATGGCTATCAATCTCGCGGAGAAGTATTCCCAGAAAGTTCAGGAGCGCTTTACCATCGGCTCCAAGACCGACCGCTACTGCGGCCATGACTACGAATTCACGGGCGTCAAGACGATCAAAATCTACTCCGTGGACACCGTGCCGACCACCAACTACACCCGTACCGGCACCGCCCGTTTCGGCGCTCTGACCGAGCTGGGCGACACCACCCAGGAGATGACCCTGGCGGTGGACAAGGCGTTCACCTTCTCCATCGACGCCGGTAACGCCTCCGAGCAGTTCAACATCAAGCAGGCCAACAAGTGCCTCAAGCGCGAGATCGACGAGGTTATCACCCCCGAAATCGACAAGTACCGCTTTGAGAAGTGGATCGCTGGCAACGGCCTGACCACTGGCAAGGCAGTTCTGTCCTCTAAGGACGGCGTGCTGACCAAGGCAAACATCGTGGAGAAAATCTTCACGGCCAACGCCACCATGTCCGACGAGAAGGTCCCCACCACGGGCCGTGTCCTGTTCATTCCTGAACTGACCTTCCTCAAGTTCAAGCTGGCTGACGTGGTCATGGGCGGCTCTGACACCCTGACTGCTGAGAACATCCGGCGCGGCTACCGCGGCACCATCGACGGCGTGGATGTGGTAACCGTTCCTTCCTCCATCTTCCCTGCCGCTACCAACTTCATCCTGAAGTACAAGGGTGCGACCGTGGACGTGATGAAGCTGAAGAACTACCGCGTTCACAAGAACCCCATGGGCGTGGATGGTGACGTGGTCGAGGGCCGTTACATCTACGACAGCTTTGTGCTGGACACCAAGTGCAAGGGCATCTATGTGTCCTCCACCGCAACTGCTTGATAAAACAAAACAAGGGGGAGGCCCAGTGCCTCCCCTTTTTCCAAAGGAGGGAACACGATGCCTGCGCCCAGCACCACCGCCCAGCGTGTCTTTGACATTGCCATGGGCCTTATTGACGAAGTGAATGAATCCAGCGGCGAGACGGACACCTCTGACACCAGAGAATACAAGGTGAGAACGCTGCTGATTCTGAACGCCCTGCGTGGGGAGCTGTTTCCTTACTCAGATACCTATGAGCAGGTAGAGGAAGGAAAACGCCCCATTGTGGACGTGATTCAGAACTTCACGGATTTCATTCAACTGGACGACTACATTTGTCAGACCGTCCTTCCCTACGGGTTGGCGGCACAACTCTTGCTGGATGAGAACCCTTCGGCAGCGGCGTTCTTCCAGCAGAGGTACGAAGAACTTCGGGATAAACTGGCCGCTGGTTTCCCGCGCTCTTCGGAAAGCATTACCGACGTATACGGCGTAAGCGCCGAATACAACTACTTTTCCCGTTGGAGTTGATGTTCTATGGCGAGAATTACGACCGGAGCCGACGAGAAGGTCTTTCGTATCCAGGAATTTCTTGGCCTGAACGAAAACCCGGACGGCGACACCAAACTGAAAATGGGGGAAGCATCGGTCATTCGGAACTTCAAAGTCACCCGTGACCGGAACTTGCAGAGAAGACCGGGACAGCAGATGGTGAAGGGCTTACTGCAAGCCTATACCTTGCAGGTGGAAGATACTGCGCAGAGCGTCCGCGTGGACGAACATGTCTCCGGCAAGCTGCGGATGCACCCCACCTGTACCGTGACGACAGACGGCTTTCCGGAAGTCTCCGGGGACGAGGTCTCTGTGAGCTATGAGAACGCGGAACAGTACGCAGGATACTATTGGCGCTATGACGAGAACTTCACCTATCAGCTTGTTTCCTGCACCTATGACGCAGAACGGGATGAGTATACCTGGAAGATGAAGCGTTGCCGGGCGGTATCCTCTTCCACAAACCAGAAAGTCGCTGGCCTATGGGCTGGCAACGTGAAGGGAAAAGAGTACCTAGTCGGCGCTGCCGACGGAAAGCTCTGGAAGCTCCACGACGGGACATGGAAGCGGGAAGCCATTGGTGATCTGGACACCACGGAACCGGTGTTTTTCTTCGGCTACTCTGAAAAGCTCTATATCATGGCGAAAAACCAGTACAAAGAGTGGGACGGAAAAACACTCCAGGACGTGGACGGGTATCGGCCTATCGTGACCATTACCGTCGTTCCGAGCGGCGGCGGCACCACCTATGAGCAGGTGAACAAGCTCAACGGGAAACGCCGATGCTGGTTCTCCCCGGACGGCACTGCTACCACCTTCACCCTGCCGGAGAAGGACTTGAAGTCCGTGGATTGGGTGAAGAACAAGGCGGCAGAGAATGAGCCTGAGATCGAGAAGAGCAAGTACACCGTTGACCTGGAAAAAGGGACTGTGACCTTCAGTACAGCCCCGGGGAAGGGAATCAACACCATTGAAATTGCGTGGGAAGTGAAGAAGAACTTCCGGGACAAGGCGCTCGCCATGAAGTATGCAGAGACCTTCAACGGGGCAAACGACAATCGCGTATTTCTCTATGGAGACGGCACGAACGAGGCATATTACTCCGGCCTGGACAACGACGGAAAGCCGAGGGCAGATTACTTCCCTGACATGAACGTCCTGAAAGTCGGGGACGCCAACACCCCCATCACGGCGCTCATCCGGCACTACTCCCGACTGATCGTCTACAAGTCTGCTTCCACGTATTCCGTGCAGTACGGCGTGACCACGATGGTGGACAACACCACGGCGGCGACCTTCTACGCAACGCCTGTGAACCGGGCTATTGGAAACGTGGCACCGGGGCAAGCACAACTGGTGCTGAACTCCCCTAGAACGCTCTTCGGGCATGACTTGTATGAGTGGAAGAATAGCTCTTCTTACTCTGCCAACATGACCATTGACGAGCGGCAGGCACGGCGTATCTCTGACCGCATCATGGGGACGTTGGCAGGCTTTGACCTGGAACACTGCCGCTGTTGGGATGACAACGACAACCAAGAGTATTACATCATCAACAAGGATGACAGGGCGCTGGTACACAACTACGCTGCCGACGCCTGGTACTGCTACACGGCCTTTGACGTGACGTGCTTCGTAAACTTCCGAGGGAAGCTATACAGCGGAGACAGCAAAGGGCGTTTGAATCTCATCGCTTACACCAATCGGACAGACAACGGGAAGAAAATCGAAAGCTACTGGGAAAGCGGCGCAGAGAGCTTCTCTCAGGACTTCATGCGAAAGTACAGCGCGATGCTGTGGGTAGGCATCAAGCCGGAGACCCACGGTGAAGTCTATGTGACCGTCCAGACAGACCGAAAATCGGCCTACACAAACAAGGTCGTGGTCTCGTCCCTGATTTCGTTTTCCGGGGCGGATTTTCGCAAGTGGAGCTTCAACCCGAACCGAAAACCGCACATGAAGCGCTTGAAGATCAAGGCAAAGAAGTTCGTGTTTTACAAGCTGATTTTCCGAACGGAATCCATCAACACCACCGTGACCATCCTGTCCGCTGACATGCGGGTACGATTCACGGGCTATGCGAGGTGATACCTATGAGCTTAGAAAAGCTGAACAAAGACTTAAACATCGTCCAGAAGTTGGACGACGAACCCAACGACGTAGGCGGTCTATCTGCTGCCGAACTGAAGAAGAAGTTCGACGAAGGGCCTTTGACCATCCAGGAGTATATCAACGTCACCTTGCTTCCCGCTCTGGAAACACTGGGCGTGGAGACGAGCGTACAGCTCCCGGAAGGGGCAGGTTTCAAGTACATCCGCCTGAACGCAGATCGCGTACTGGAAACCAGCCAGGACGGCGTGACTTGGCAGGCATCCGGTTCTGCCGGTCACATCATTATGAATCCCGCCGGAGAGGCCCTGCCCCAGCGCGGACGGATGCAGTTTGACAACTGCGAAGTCTCCGACGACGGCACCAAGACCATCGTCCACGGCGTGAAGGGTGACACCGGCCCCCAGGGAGAACAGGGTATCCAGGGCGTGAAGGGCGACAAGGGCGACCGAGGAGCCACCGGCCCCAGCATCGTTCCCAGCATCGACACAAACGGCGTCATGTCCTTCACCATCCAGGACAGCGCCATTGCGCCCCAGGCCGTGTCTGTCCGTGGGCCGCAAGGTCCGCAGGGCGTCCAGGGCGAACAGGGCGCACAGGGTGCCAGAGGTCCACAGGGTATCCAAGGCATCCCAGGCGTTCAGGGCGTGCAGGGAGAGCAGGGTGAACAAGGCCCTACCGGCCCCCAGGGTCCGCAGGGGAAAGCGGGGACACAAGGCCCCACCGGTGCCCAAGGCCCTGCCGGTGCCCCCGGCAAGGACGGCACCAGCCTCTATATCGAGGACATTTACAGCACCCTTGCCGCGCTGAAAAACGCCATTCCCAACGGCAATGACAAGATGTACATGGTCAAAGCCGACGGGGAGTGCTACATCTGGTCGGAAACACAGGGTGACTGGACTTCCGTCGGCAAGCTCCAAGGCCCAACCGGCCCCCAAGGCCCACAAGGCCCCCAGGGTGTGCAGGGTGAGACCGGCCCGGAGGGCAAACAGGGCAAGCAAGGCCCCCAAGGCATCCAAGGTGTGCAAGGTCCCCAAGGCGAGACCGGCCCGGAAGGACCCCAAGGCCCGGCAGGTGTGAGCGGCCAAAACGGCAAAAGCGCCTTTACCGCTGCCGTAGAAGCAGGCTACACCGGCACAGAAACCACTTTCAACGCCGCCCTTTCCAATGTCCCCAGCCATATTGCTGACCACAGCAACCCCCACAAAGTCACCGCCGAACAAACCGGCGCAGACCCCAAGGGAACCGCCACCAAAGCAGTCAGCGCCCACAACACCGCCACCGACGCACACGCAACGAAGTTTGCCGGGAAGCAAGACAAGCTCGTCGGCAAGAAGGGGAAATTCGTCGGCTTCACAGCGGACAACGTGGTCGGCGCTGTCGATATGACTGGCGGTGGTTCTCTCATCACCATCACCTTCGAGCCTGCGTTCCAGGGCGCGACCTGGACACTGACCGGCGGCGGGGAGAATTACAGCGGCGTGGTGGACAGCACCCTGAAAACGGTTGTCCCTGTGATGGGTGTGCAGACACTGTATACCGTGTCCGCCTCTGTGAGTGGCACGAAATACAGCACAGAGGTTATGACGCTGGACTACTTTACCGCTCTGTCTGTGGCCTTAACGCAGTTCCAAGCGACCATCATCGTCACCGTAGACGCTGATTCCACCGTCACTGCCGTATGCGGCACCACCACCCTGACCAAAACCAGCACCGGCACAGCGATTTTCACCGTCGGCAAAGCTGGTACCTGGACCATCACCGCCACCAAGGACGGCAACACCGCCACCGGCACCGTAGAGATCACCGCAAGCGGCCAAACCAAAAACCTGACCCTGGACTATGCGGCAGTATTCGGCGTCTGCTGGGATACCTCCAACAGCTCCACTGCACTAACCCGCCTGACTAAAACCTCTGACCCCTATGGCTTCGTGACGAAGAACATCACGACTGAACCGGTTCCGGCGGTGGGTACTGGGGCGGGCAGCTCACCGTTTGACAACTATGCACCATGGAATGGCATGAAAAAATGTAGTCTTCTTTCCGATGGCTCCGTGTATGCTTGGGAAAATCAGACAGATTTCTCTTACCTTGACGCTTACGTCATGGTCTATATTCCTACGTTCTATGTCGCACAAAAACGAAAAGATGCGAAACAGTATTTCTACATCTCGGATAAGGCTAAAACTGGATTCACAAAACATCCTGGTAGCGGAAAATTTGTCGGTCGGTACCACATGAATAGTGACGGATATTGCAATTCCAGACAACCACCCTATGTCAATATGACTAGGGCTGTTGCACGCAGTAAGGCAAAAAACAATGGAGTAAAGTTTTGCCTCTATAACTTCGCTACCTACTGTGCCATCATTTGGCTGTATGTTATGGAGTTTGCGGATTGGAATTGCCAAAACAAGATTGGCAGAGGCTACGTTGATGACAATAACTCCGCTATTAACTCCGGCGGAACCGACAGTATGACTTATCACACAGGCCGTGCCGCTGGCACTGACGGCAGTACCGCTGTCCAGTACCGCTGGATTGAAAACCTGTGGGGCAACGTCGATCAGTGGGTGGACGGCTTCAACGCCAACGGAACAACGGCCTACTACTGCCTCGACCCTTCCAAATACGCTGACGACACCACGACTGGATACACGCAGATTGGGACGTTGCCCGGTTCTGGGTGGATTAAGGACTTGACCGTCACAGACAACGGCCTGCTGATTCCGAAAACTGTCGGCGGAAGCGAGACCACGTTCATCCCAGATTACGCCTACTCGTCTTCTGGGTGGGGCGTGCTCAGTGTGGGTGGCGGCTGGGACGGCGGCTCGTACGCGGGCTTGCTGTGCTTCGACGCGAGCTACGCGTCGTCGGGCTCGTACTCGTACATCTCTGCGCGTCTCCTGTGTGAGGCGTAGCCGAACACAGTCCCCTCCGGGGGACCGGGGGTCGCAACCCCCGGCGCTTTGCAAAGCGGTTTTTAACAACGAAATGAATTAAGGGACTGTCTGCGCGTCGTGGAGTGTTGCCGCGCCCGGCGCCAACTCGTCTTCTGGGTGGCGCGTGCTCAATGTGGGTGGCAACTGGAACAACGGCTCGAACGCGGGCTTGCTGTACTTCAACGCGAACAACACGTCGTCGAACTCGAACTCGAACATCTCTGCGCGTCTACTTTTTCCAACAAATTTGATTCGTCTCATTGCGCAGGCTTTCCCTCGTCCCTTGACGGAAATCATACCCAGAGGACGGGGCCTAGTAGGTAAACTCTCGAACGGCCCCGCAGGTAAAAAGGACGTGATACTATTCCTAAACGAGTTGGATTCCTCTATGACAAAATGCTGAACATGGCATTTATCAAAGAAACGATACTTCTTGCCAGCAAGAGAAAGAAAAACCGCCGCAGTGTGCGGCGAGTGCTGGCAAACATCGACGAGTACGCTGAGAGGTTGCTTGTCATGCTGGACACAGATAGTTTCGTGCCGACAAAGCCGAAGATCAAGCAAGTATATGACCAAAGCTCCAGGAAGTGGAGAGAGATCAAAGTTGTACCGTTCTTTCCGGACGCTTGCGTTCACTGGTTGTGTGTCCGGGCGATGAAACCTGTACTGATGCGCGGCATGCACCACTGGTCGTGTGCCAGTATTCCGGGCAGAGGTGGTGCAAGAGCTGTGAAACAAATCGGGCGCATGGTACAGCGCCGCCCAAAAAGCAGTAAGTACGCTGCTCAGTGCGACGTGCGGAAGTTCTACGACAGTATCCCACCAAATGGTGTGCGAAGGGCCTTGGAACACAAAATCAAGGACAGACGCTTCGTCCGGCTTGTGATGAGCATCATTCAGGACGGCCTAGCTATCGGCTACTACATTTGCCAATGGCTTGCCAACTTCTACCTGGAAGGACTGGACCGGGTGCTTTGCAGGCAGAAGGGTGTGACCTGTGAGGTGCGATACATGGACAACGTGACCCTGTTCTCCCGTAGCAAACGGGCACTGCACAAGGCTCTGAAAGCGGCAGGCTCCTATCTCAAGACGATAGGGCTTTCCCTTAAGGGAGACTGGGCCGTATTCCCTGTATCGAAACGGGCTGTCGATGCCATTGGGTACCGATTCAGTAGAACCTGTATTATCCTACGCAAGCGCCCATGCCTGCGTTTTACGCGGCAGTGCAGACGCGCCGCAAAGCGCAAGAAACGCAACGGCATCTCAGAGAAAATGGCACAGGGCCTCATGGCGAGAATCGGACGCCTGAAGGTATGTGCCAAGAAAACGCTGACAGACCGCTACATTCAGCCTGTCGGGATGAAATACCTGAAAGGAGTGATTCGACGTGCGAGTACACGGAGACGTGAAGCCGCCCGAATGGACGGCAGAAAGCTGCCTGAACAAACCGGGCATAGCGCTGGTGCGCTTTTGTCTGAACCCGGTTGAGGAAACGGCAGACGAACGAACCGGTTGGGTCTACGATGAGTACACCGTAGAGGTCCCGGACGGTGAGGATTTGCAGGAGCGAGTTGCGGCAGATAAAGAAAATCTTCTTTATGAAGCCCGCGCGAACGAAATCAATAAAGTAACCATTTTGAAAGAAAGTGACGAAGTGAACAGTATTCTTGCTGTATTACTGGGGGTATCAAAATGAACAAACTGCAAGCTGCTGAACAGCTCCGCCGCGCTATCCAGATGTACGCGGCTTCCCTGGCCGACGAACAGGCTCTTGAAATCCCCAGCATCTACCCTGCATGGGAGGCTGGCAAGACCTACACCCAGGGGAACATTATTACCTACGGCGAAAACAACGTAGGAGACCCCCAGCTATACCGCGTTGCCCAAGGCCACACCAGCCAGGCAGACTGGCTCCCCGATGCCCTTCCTGCCCTGTATACCCCCATCGGCCTGACCCAGGCAGGCTACCCAAAATGGGCGCAGCCCACGGGGGCGCATGACGCCTATAACACGGGGGATATTGTGGACTACAATGGGACGCTGTACAAATCCAATATCAATGGCAACACCACCGTACCGGGAACGGATGAGCGTTGGTGGAGCGTCTACACAGAAGGCTAAAAGTGTCGAAAAAATACGCACAGTAAAGACTTGTATACTTTCTGTATATGGTGTATACTGTGAGTAATGGCAGACCCGGGTTGACGCGCGGACTTGGGCGAGCTAAATAAACTGCGAAGGAGACAACAACATGGAACGCGAATATGCTTCTAAAGGTGTGGCTGGTTCCGGCTTAGGCCTTGGCATCGCTGGCACTGCTCTGGGCCTGCTCAATGGCGGCTGGGGCGTGGCACGTGCTGCCGCCGGCAACGGTAACTGCACTTGCAGCGAGAACACCGCTGTCAACCGCTATGAACTGAACCTGACCCAGGAGATCGGAGCGAAGGACGCCGAAATCTCCCTGCTCAAGGCAAACGCCTACATTGACCAGAAGATGGTTGATGTTTACACCACTCTTGACCGGCGTGACCGTGAGTTGCGCGACCTGATCGGCAAGAACAAGGACGAGCAGTACGCCATCAACATGAACCAGGCAGTTCTGAACGGCACCACCGGCGCAACCATTTCCTGCTTGCAGGCGCAGGTTGCCCAGCTCCAGGGCCTGACCAAGCTGGTGATCCCGGCTACCAGTGTCTGTCCTGAGCCGATGCCTGCAAAGAATTCCTGGACTGCTCCCACTGCGGCGGCAGCTGCTGGCGCGTAACAACGACTATGGGGGGCAACCGCCCCCCTTTCTCTTTTCTGTGAGGTACTGACATGGAATCTATCGAGAAAGTAAAGCGCGGTGTAGCGGCGTTCGTAGACCGGGAGCTGGTTCCTACCCTTCCTAAATGGCAAGGCATTTTATTCGGTGCCGGTGCCGCTCTGTTCCTGGAAGGGAAGAGCGAGGCGATGCTCAAGCACCCCTTGGGCGCTATGCTCTGCCTGGTGGACGGGGAGCAGGTGGACGTGGACAAAGCGTACACCGCCGTCAAGAACCACGCACAGGGCAAGTGGCCGGTCAGCATCGCTGGTTTCAAGTGTTCTGAGGAAGACCTGGACAAGCTGTACCGCTATATCAAGGAGGCTTAGACATGGAACATCTGGAACACTTAACTAAAATTATGGCAAAGTATGATGCGGCTCTGGATGAAGTCTCGGACGCGCAGAAGTATGCCAAGGAAGCGATCTACGCCAAGAACGGGGAAGCGAAAGATCTTTACCTGTCCATGGCAAAGCAGGAGCTTTCCCACGCAAAGAACCTGTGCCGTATCGCTGACATCATCCTGGACACCGACGACGCGGAGCACGTGCGAGGAACCAGAACGGTGTGGGACGAGATGAAAGCACACATCGACGCATGGAGCATGGAGGTTCGAGAAAAAATCGACCGCGTGGAACGAAACAGATGAACGCAAAGGCCCCCGCCCAAAGCCGGACGGGGGCCTACTTGAACACAGGAAAGAGAAAGGGGAACGAGTATGGCAAACATTACCGGTACTTCCTCGAATGGGGGAACCTATAACATTGGCTCTGATAAAGGGAAAAATTTTATCACCGGCGCTTCCGCTGGCAGCACCATGAAAGGTGGAGACGGTTCCACCTGGACGAAGAACAAGGACGGCTCCACGACGATCAACCAGGGCGGAAGAATTTACACGGTTCCCGGCAGCTCCGGGAACTCTGGCGGTTCCTCTGGTGGTGGAGGCGGCTCTTCCGGTGGAAACCGGGTCGTCAACGTGGGGCAGAACGGAAACGCCCCTGCCGGGACGAAAATCGGCGACACCGTCCACACGGCGGGTGGTGATTACAGAGTGGTCGCTCCTGGTACCGCCGGGGCCACTTACAATCCGGCAAGCGGCTTGTGGTCTACGAAAATCAACAGTGGGAACGCAGGCGGAAACAAGACCTGGAATGTCGGCGCAGACGGGAACGCCCCCGCCGGAACGAAGATCGGGGACACCGTAGTAACTGCTGGTGGCAACTATAAAGTCGTTCGCCCTGGCACGGCTGGGGCCACCTATAACCCGGCAACAGGCCTTTGGTCTCTGCGTATCAGTACCGGCCCTTATGGCTCCTACAACTCCATCGGCAGCTACCACGATGCCAATGTCTCTGCCGAAGACGCGCAGAAGATCAAATCTCTGCAAGAGCTATACTCTTACTACCAGGCGATCGGCGACAAGCAGAAGATGGACGAGACGCATACAAGGGCAGAGGAACTGAGAAAGCCGTATGGCTACTCCGGCGGCAACGACGGCTCCCAGTATCTTCCCTTGAAGCAGGAAGAGGACACACTAAACAAGATCGGCTTGCCCACTTATCAGCCCCAGGTGGACTATGTAAACAACCTTTACGAAGCGCAGAAAGACAAAGCTCTTGCCGCTCTGCAATCCTCCTACGATAAAAGCCGCATGGAGCTGGAAAACGCGATGAAAGAGATTCCCGGCACCTACCAGGCGCAGGCGAACCAAATCGCGGCAGAGGCACTGAAACAGCAGCAGAACTTCAACGAGAGCGCCGCCTACACCGGCATGAACGCAGGAAACGGCTCCCAGGCGGCACTTGCCATGGGCAACCAGCTTCAGAGCAACATGAGTACCCTCCGCACGAACGAAGCCAACGCCCTTACCAAAGTCCAGCAGCAGCTTTCCAGCCTGTACGTGGAGTATCAGAACAGCATTGCAGAGGCCATTGCAAACAATGAGTACGAACGTGCTGCCGCCTTGCTCCAGGAATACCAGAAAGCCGCTGAGAGCCTGGTGAACGTGGCAAAAGATCAAGCCAACCTGAACGTGGACATTGCAGGCTTCAACAAGGACACCCACCAGTACAATCAGGAAATGACCTTGCAGAAAGCGCAGGACATGGCGAAGTACGGCGACTTCTCCGGGTATTTGAAGCTTGGCTTCAGCTCTGACCAGGTCAATAACATGCGCCGCGGCTGGTTGGCTTTGAATCCCAATGCGGCACTTTACATGCAGTATCACTAAGAAGGGGGCTTATCCATGGCGGACAACGAAGCACTGAGCCGGATGCGGTATAAAGCCAACAAGAAGAAAAAGAACCCAAAGGAAACAGGGGCGTCTTTGCTTCAAAGTGGTTCTAGTATCCTGTCTAGCGCAAGCAAAGGGAAGAACACGGCTTCTCAAGCCACCAAAACCAGCAACGGGAAGGTTGCTGGTGTTAAGCAGGTCTCTCGTAATAATAGCAAAAGCAAAAAAACAACCACGCCCTCTTCCAGACAGTACCAGACTGCTCTTGTTGGGAAGAAGTCTCTGCCTATCATGGCAAGCGACGCAGCAAAGAAAGCCCATGAAAACACGATGGATATCTCTCCTATGGGACAACTTCGGCGACAGGGAAAGCGTATTCAGACAAGCAGAACGGACAACTTCAGCCGAGAAGAGAATGATTCTGCGTTGCCTAGCGGCCTGGCATCTAACCTGCGAAACGCCCAGCGCAAGAAAAACAAGACGGCGCTTTCCAGAGCAGACCGGAAGAATCTTTCTAAGCCGGAACAACTCTATCTTCGGAGCCAGAAGGAAGCGTGGGAAAGCGGTCAAAAGCTCATCGAGCGCGGATACACCGAACAGGGCAAACAGATGCAGGAAGAGGCCCACGCCCGCGCAGAGAATATCCGGCGTGACAGCGGGTATTCCGGCGGTGACAGCGGCGCTGGTTTTATCACGCCCGAAATAAAGCAGGATGAATATGCGGGTATGTCCGACGCAGGACGAAAAAATCTGCGTGTCGCTAAGTCCTACTACAACTACGGCAAAGAAACCGGCGACAAGGGCCTCATGGATGATGCCGCTGAGTATGGCAAAGCGGTTCGTCTTGACCCCGCCAGCTACGACTTGGAGCGTGCTCTTGCCTGGGAGAAGAAACAAAAGGACGTTGCGCCGGAACGCCCTAACACCGACGGCAACGGAAGAACCATCTACACCCCTACGGAGTGGGACAGAGAGCAGAGCGAAAAGTGGGGAACTGCCGTTGGGAAAGGACTTCTCGGCGGTTTCCAGACCTTGTTAGAAACAGCGAGAAAGGCTACCAGAAACGCCATTGAGAACCGCAATGACCCCACTTATCAGTCCCAGAAGTACACCGCTGATTATATCCAGCACAAGGCCAACAAAACCACAGACCAAGCAGAAAAAGAACGGCTGAATCAGGAAGCGGCTAAAATGCGCGAGACTTCCGAGGCGTTCAAGCACAACGATCCTGTGCCTTGGTACAGCGATGGTATGATGAACCTGAAGGAAAGCCAGGACGCGACCCAAGACCTGGTTGCATCCAGAAAGACCGAGGCCGGGAAGTTAATGGCTCAAGCTGGACTTTCTATGCTGCAAATGGCTCCGTTTTTGGCTGCCAATGTCATTCCCGGCGCAGGCCAAGCAATCTCCTTGGGCGGCATGGGCGCTCTGGCCGCTGGCCAAAAGGCCGGCGAACTGCAAATGAATGGCACAGGTGCAGGAGAAGCTTTGGCCCGTGGCCTTGTCTCCGGTGGTATCGAAGCGTTCACCGAGAAAATTCCTATGGACCATCTGTTCAAGATGGTAAAGAACGGCGGCGGCACCAGCTTCCTCAAGGCAGTAGCAAAACAGACCGGGATAGAAGCCGGCGAAGAATCCGCCTCCTATGCTATGAACTGGCTGGCAGACAAAGCAGCGCAAGACCCCAACGCCAAATTCAGCTTAAAAGAGTTGCTGGAAAACGCCGCTGTTGGCGCGATCTCCGGCGGCGTTTTCGGTGCAGGTGGACATGTGATCGGCAGCGCCATGACAGCCGGTAGAACGCCTTACAGGCAAACTTCTCCAATTGAGGATACCACACCCGCCCCAACGGTCGAAGAGGCTCCCAGACCCATTCAGGAACAGCCTACGCAGGAATCTGCGAATCCCTTGATTCGTGCTTCTCAGTCGCAGGAACAAATGCGTACCCAGGCCCAGGAACAAGCACAGGCCAACCAGGACACCAGAGCGCAGATGCAGAGTGCAAGAGAGCGCCTTGCACAAGCAAGACAAGCTCTTGTACAAAGAGAAGCGGCTTGGCAGGAACGCGCTGCAAACGCGACAGAGGAAGAAGTCCCCGACTTGCTCCGAGAACAAGAAAATCTCTTGCAGGAAGAGCGGCGGATTCAGGCGCAGGAAGCACAGGCAGAACGCGAAGACGCCGGTCAGCTTTCCAGAAACTTCGGAGAAGAGGCGGCGCACATTGACCAGAGAACTGCCGGAGACGTTTCCAAGCCCAGTGTGAAAGCATTTCAGTGGGACTATCCTCAGATGCACCAGTATTATGCACAGGCGGCAGAAGCTCTGTTGCAGGACGTGGAATACTCGAAAGCTGGACAGTTCAGCGAGAAGGGTAGAGGCACCGTTGTTACGAAGTCCGAAGCCATGATGCAGGCGGAACGCATGGGCATCTCTCGTGCAGATCTGGAAAAGGCCCTGATCGCCATTATCAACGACCAAGGCCAAGAGAACTATGCCACTGCGAAGAAAGTCGAGCTGGTGCTTGACGAGATGCTGTCCAAGGGCTATATCCCAAACGAAGCAGGCTACTCAGCCAACAAGGTAGACAGCCAGGTACCGCCCAACGAAGCCTATATCATGGCAAAGGAAGCCATTCCGGGAGCTGTGAAACGCGGGAGCTTCGAGGCATATAAGGAGCAGAACCGCCTTGCTTTGGAACTTGGAGAAATCACGGAAGAACAGCTTTATCAAGAGTGGGAACAAGGACAAACACTTGCTCAATCTCAGGCTCAATTTGAACCTCAATCTCAAGCTCAATCTCAGGCTCAAACGCAAGATACGCAAGTTCAGCAAAACACAAATGAAATCCCTGCGACTTTTGACGAATACAAGGCACAGTTCCAGGATGTAATCGACAGCAGGGAAATGACGGAAGGTCAGCTTCTCGACGAGTACAACGCTGTCAGACGCAGAAACGAACGACTGCAACGAAGAGGGGAACCGATTCTCAGAACCCGAATCGAACCGCAGTATACCGACCCTGGATTACGCGACAGCTTGGGTTCTGCGAGAGCCGGGTTTGACCCCTACTCCCAGGCTATGAACCGTTACGGAACTATTGAACCGGGCGAGAACCCTGCCCGCCTGGTGGACGTGCCGCAAAGCATGACCGGGAGTGACCGCGTCCGCAAGTTTGCAAGAACCGCCATGGAAGCAGGCGTCACGAGTGATAAGACCGTGGAGTTGCTACAAAAGGCCGTGGTAGACGGCGAGTTCTCCTACACCCCAAAGAAGATGGACGAACTGGCTGGGCACGCCATCGACGCTTTAAGCACCCCGCAAAACGCCGCAAAGTCTATGGCTCTGTGGGAAGAGGTCGTCAACGGAGACAGAGCCGTCACAGATGATGACATTGCCCTCGGCATTATGATGATGAAAGCGGCAGAACAGGCTGGTGACAGCCACACCGCAAGCCAGCTTGCCGGTGAAATTGCTGCTTTCGGCACCGAATTGGGTCGCGGTGTCAACGCCATGCGTCTGCTGAAAAAGGCCACCCCGGAAGGTAAGTTATTCTACATCCGAAAGTCTGTTGACAAGCTGAACCAGAACATGCAGAAGCGGAACAAGAACAAGAAAAGCGAAACTACTTTTACTTCTGAGGAAGTGGAAAAAATCGCCCAGGAACTCAACGACGTCAAAGACGATGCCCTTCGCTTGATTCGTAACACGATCGAAGCTTTCCAGGAAGGAAAGAAGGGCAAAATGAAAGCTCCGTCTTGGGTCGAGCAACTGGGACAGGACCTTGCAAAAAATGCAAGTCAAAGAGCAACGGACAAAACCCAGGCACAAACCCCGATTTACCAAACCATTCTAAGCGACCTGAATGCGTTTATGTCTAACTATGTAGACAGCAAAAAGGGGAGCACACAAAAACGAACTGCTGCCGAACGCATTAAAGACTACCTGGCAAACCGCGATGAATACGGACGTGCTTGGCGCATTGCGCAAAATGCACTGCGTGAGAAGTATGCAGGCAACCAGAAAATGCTTGACCGGCTGGAAGAGTTCATTGAAAACGGCATTGATTACAACGCCGCAGGACGCGATGCTATTCTCGGAAAAGCGGTAGACCAAGCGATCAAAGAAAGCGGCATTGACGCAAAGGATTTGGTCGTTCAGCATTCCTTTGGGGATACCTCCATTTCTGATCGGCTGGCAGAACGGCTTGTGCAGGAAACGGGTGCAACCGGCGCAGATGCAACGATGGTTCGAGACGGCGTAAATCGCTGGGTAACCGAAAAAGCACAGGAGCATTGGAAAAACTCCGACGATATCTTGAATACGGATATCAAGCAAAACCTGCGTGATATCGGAGTTACCATATCCGACGTACTCAAGACCGGTTCTACCTCAAGAAAAGCTCTTGCAAATGACCTTGCATCGGCTATCGTAGCCAAGCACGGAATCAGCAGGGCAACAGCTGATAAAGTTTCGCAGGCGGTCACCGCTCAATTTGAAACCATGCTGGAAGACAGCGCAAACAAGAAGTTGCAAAGCATGTTTTCCCAGCAGGACAAGGGCACGAAACAGAAACTCAACAAAGTCGTTGAATTGGCACGCCTGGGCGCGTTCTCCAACCAGAACTACAACGAGCTTGCAACCTCTAAGGTGTTCCAGACAGAAGGAATCGAAGTGCCAGACGACCTGGCACAGCAACTTGTCAACGCCGAGACGCAAGAAGCGCAGGACGCTGCCATTGATGCGATCTACGACTATGTAGCAGACCGTGTCCCGAAAGACACCGCGATGCGTATGGATGCCTGGCGTTACTTTGCCATGCTGGGCAACCCAAGAACCCACATCAGAAACGTGGCAGGAAACATCCTGATGCAGGGCGTATCTCGCAGCAGCAACGCAACTTCCGCCTTGTTGCAGAACATCTTCATCAAGGACGCAACCAAGCGCACGAGAACCGGCGTGGGAACGATGGAAGCCCACCGCTTTGCCAAAGAGGACTTCAATAAAAACAAAGACCTCTTGACCGGCAACCCATACACAACCTCTGAAACCGGCCAAATCATGCAGAGGGTGCGGGAGAAAGCGTTCACTGTGGACGCGAACAAGCGGGAGAAGAACGCTTTTTGGCGTGCTGTAGACACCGCTATGAAGCCGATGCACAAGCTGTCCAACTTCAACACCAAAGCCCTGGATTTGGAAGACATGCTCTTTAAGCGCAGCACCTACATTGACAGCATGGCAAATTTCCTGACCGCACGGGGCTACGGCAAGAACCTGGATAGCGTCCCGGAAAATGTGCTTCAGGAAGCACGCACGCACGCCATTGACGACGCCTTGGAAGCCACATTCCAGCAGTATTCCGAGCTGGCAAGTAAACTAGCACAAATGGAGGCTTCCAACAAGGTCGGACAGTTCCTTATTGGCGGCACGTTCCCTTTTAAGCGCGTGCCCATCAACATTGCCAAGACCGCTGTGAAGTTCTCTCCTGCCGGGCTGGTTAAGACCCTCACTTCCGACGCGAAAAAGCTGCGAAACGGTGATATCACAGCTGCTGATTTCTGCGACAACTTGGGTGCCGGTTTGAACGGCTCCGGTTTGGCTGTTCTTGGCGCTTTTCTGTTTGCCAACGGCATCCTGACTGTCGGCGGCGATGACGATGATAAACAGGCTGGGTTTGACGCTGCTATGGGCAGCCAGAACTACGCCATCAACATTGGAGACTACAGCTATACCATCGACTGGGCGGCCCCTGCTGTTGTCCCTATGTTCATCGGCGCAGAGTTCTGGAACGCGATCAAGACCAAGGATGAGGAAGCTAGTTTCACCAAGGCGGCGATGAACGCGGTAGGCCGGATGTTTGAACCGCTCATGCAAATGACGATGCTCTCCGGTGTATCCTCCACAATCAAATCCGCTGCTTACAACCAGCAAGACCCGATTTACGGCGTCCTGGCAAACGTGGCAACGAACTATGCAGGTCAGTTTGTTCCAACAGCATTGGGGCAGGTGGCACGAACCATCGACCCTATCCGCCGCACCACCTTCGCTGATGCCAACAGCAAGGTACCGAAAGAAATCCAGCAGTTCTTACAGCGGCAGGGAGCCAAAATCCCCGGCCTGTCGCAGAAGATGCCGGAGTATCTTGACGTGTGGGGCCACAACGATGTAGGGAGCGACAACGTGCTTCTGCGTGCTCTGGAGAACTTCGTCTCTCCTGGCTACATTGCCAAGAAGAGTGGTGGCAGCGTAGAACAGGAGCTTCAGCGCCTGAACGACGCAGGCTATGAGGGCATGCTTCCCGGCGCTGTCCAGAAGTCCGGTAAGCTCGACGGCAACCGCATGACTGCTGAGCAGTGGATGAAGCGGCAGAAGGAACAGGGCAGCACTGCCTATGAGATCATGCAGAACTTTATCGGCACCCAGGAATACCAGAACTTGACGGACGATCAGAAAGCCAAGTTCATTGACAAAGCGTATGAGTATGCCAAGAATAGCGGCAAAGCGGCTGCTGGTGGCGATACCTCTGACTTTGCAAAGTGGTATGAAGCGGCGAACAACGCCCAGAGTGAGGCAGGACTTTCTAAGGAACGCTTCCTTTCCTTGTATGCTTACAAGTCTGCCATTGAGGATGAAGCGCCTGACGAAGCGAAGGCAAGCTTGAAGCAAGGTATGTGGGAAGAGTATATCAACGGCCTTTCTGACCTTTCTCAGGAGCAGAAGGACTACGTCCTCGACAACGTGAAGTTCTGGCAGATGATGCCCGCTGATTCCGGCGCATACCAGAAAGCAAAGAACGCCGGGTACGATACCCCGGAAGCAATTCAGGCTTTGTTGGAAGCCAAGAGCAGCTTCAGCACGGACGGCAACAACGATATCAACAACACAGAAATGTACAAAGGTATCATTGGACAGACTAGTGACCCTGCTGAGCAGGAGAAGATGTACAACGCCATCAAAGACAAAGACGCCAAGAAGAGCTGGAAAGAGCTTGCCGCTGAACAGAGTAAGCAGCAGCAGACTGAATCCGCTGCGCAGGCAGCACTTGACAAGGCTCTCTCCAAGGACAAGCAAACTGCATTTGCTACGGCAATGGAGAACGCCACAGGAACCAAGCAGACCGACTGCTACCGCGCACTGACAAGCACGGGAGCCAGCGAAGCAGAGTGCAAGGCATACTTCGCCTATATCAGCGCTCAGAAGGGCTGGAAGAAGAGCTGGGAAAATGTAAAAGCAGACGCCTTGAAGGGCAAATAACAAGAAGGGCCACCCACACCGGGCGGCCCTTCCTTTTATCCTTCGATGAACTTGGGACAGCTTTTCACTTTGTACGACAGGGAGAGATGGACTTTCCCTGCCCCTCCCTGTACTTTCAGATCACGCCGCACAGCCACCCAACCAGTGACCGGCTGGAAGTGCCGTGACCACTCGCAGCCATATTTGCCGTCCGCTGTGGGAACGGCGTGTTTGCAGTCGATACAGATGGTGTTCGGCCTTTCCGATTCTCTCCTTGCCAGTTCCTTTCCTGCTGCCTTTCTCAGGTATTTTTTTCTATCCTGCTCCTTTTGCTTCTCAGAACAAGAAACACAGGTTTGGACGCCGGGCCTATGCGGGAACTTTCCGCATTTTGCACACAGTCCAGCAGCCAGACGCTTAACACGGCGTCTTTCCCGCCTCACTCGTTCGTCATTCATTCGACTTCTCCTCTCCCGTGATGAGTTCGGAGTAGGGGAGAGATTCGATCCAGCGGCAGAACTCCCGCCACTCGGTGAGCTTGTGATTGCGCCGAGCGCGATAAATGTTAGCTAGAACTTCGTAGTTCAGCATCAAGGTTCGGCGCTGGTTGTAACTGCTTGGGAGAAGCTGAATCATTTCCCTCCAGTAAGATTTTTCTCCACCTTCCTTATACCAGCGACGCAACGCATTGATTCTTTCAATCACATCGCAGAAAAGTTGAACTGCTACATCATTTTCTTTGATGCTGTCCATGCTGAAATCTTCCAACTCTAGGTCACGCTTGTCCAGCGTGTGCATCGTGGAGCAGGAATTCATTTCGATGTCGTACTCCAAGTAATCAGAGGGGATAACAAACGCATCCGGTTCTTCATCTCCCCACCTTTTCCCAGCGCGATACGTTTTAAATTCCTTCCACCAGTACAGCGGCGCAGTAACATCCACATAGACCACGATCATCCGCATAAATTTGCGGTGGTCGGTTCCAGCTTTCACCAGGCGCATCATTAATTCGTGGTCGTTGGGGCCGATTTTATAGTAATCAGCAGTAGTTCGGTAGCTATCCGACTTATCCCAGCTGTTATGAGGGTTCCGCATCCCTCTAATAGCGGCCTCCCAGCCCACTACTTCGGCGTGTTCAAAAGTAATCATTGGTTCCCCTTTCCAACTTGTGCTTTTTTTGCACAGGTTCCTTAGTTTTTGTTTGCTAATTCCTTAGTCTTTGTTTGCTAACTCCCCGGCAATGCTTCCATAGCCGCAGAGGTCGACGTAGCTGTCCGTGTGCGTAGGGTTTCCCTTTGCACGGGATACTTTTAACAGAACCATCATCATAGCCACGTCAAAGGGGTCGAAATCGACGCCTTTGTAGGCCGACCACAAGGAAGCGATCCGCCCACACGATTCTTCAGGGGTTCCGTATTCCGCAAGTCTATCCTGGCACACGCACTTTTCAGCGGCGTCTAGGATGGTTTTGCGGGTGGCTTGCACAGCAACTTTTTTCTCCGCCGCATCACTTGCGTTCCACAAATACCATGCGTCATCCATGTTTTTTGCCGCTTCTCCCATCGCCCCACATTCATAGCACATGATTCTATATTCCGCGAACATGAATCCTGCGATTTTATTTGTTTCCGAGGCTACACCTACGTTCTCAGAGCCACATTTCCAGCATTTTTTACGATTCATCATTTATCCCTCATTTCCAGCTTTTTTATTTCAGCGATAGCCAACGCCGCCTTGTGCATAGCCTTGCGTTCATCCAGCTTTGCCACCACCTGCACAGTTTCCGCAGTGCAGATGATAGCTAGAGCCACCAGCCAGAACACCATCCAGGGGTGGGCTAACATCCATTCCATCAGTTATCCCCCTCTCTTTCAAGTGCTTCTTCCAGCCGCTTCTTGTGTCTCTCCCATTTCCATACGGATATATCCGCATTGGGTTTCAGCTCAAGGGCGATAGCGCAGGAAACAACGTCGGTGTATTCTTCGTCCAACTTATCCAGGTAGCTCCTTCCGTCTTCTTTAACCGGATTATCTCCCCGCAAAACTCTGGCGAGCTTCAGGGCACAGTGGGCCAACTCCATACACTCCTCTGCTAGGGCTTCATAGCAGGCAGCATAGCCTACCATGGCCGGGAAATCTCCCCAGCAGTTCATTTTATCCGGGATATTCATTTGTCTCCTTTCTAAACTGGTCGATTTCGGCCAGTTTAACCGTGTCGATTTCAACACGGTTACGTGTTAGTTGTCATTCCACCCCCGGCGGTTCCGGCAGGAGCATCCAGTGGGTAGGCTGTAAGCCACGCGCCACGTTATCCAGCACCCAGACGCCTGCTGCAAGCATACCCTGAAAAACCACATTTCCATCACTACACAGGATAAGCTCTCCTTCGGGCGGATTTTCTTTCTCCACCGGAATCCACCTAGTCCGTTGCAGTGCCTCCAGAATAGTCCGATACGCCTCCCTCGCTCCAGGCATGGGAGTGTTGTCCGCGTGGCGTTGGAGCCATGTTCTTGCTTCGTCAATCGTCATTTGGTACCTCCCGCATGTCCGCGCCGCAGTTAGGGCAGTAGTCCGTTTCGTTCGCTCGCCACTCTATTTCGTGGCAGTGTGAGCATTCAAACTCAGCCTCGCCGCAGGCATACCCGCGTTTTATCCAATGCCCCCGCCGTACCGAGGCCACATCAGCGGCAGGCTGGTTTGCAACTAGGCTAACCACTCCCACAGTGTCCCACTCGCTGAGAGGGCTTCCGCCAATTTTGCTGATAGCCTCTAACAAGGCCTCTCGCTCGATGTATTCAGCCATTGTCTTCCCCCATCTCCTGATACAGCCGGGACGGAGTAGCCGCCTCTTGGCCGAAGTATTTCCCAACATATTCATCCAGAATCACGCCGCAGATTGTGTGGTAGTAGATTTGGCAAATCTCCATGCCGGGATAGATACGCACCGGCTCGGTGGCGGCCAGCTCCAGCGTCCAGCGGCCCCGGAAGCCGATATCCCCAAAACCTGCTGTAACGTGTACAGCCAGTCCCAAACGCCCCACGGACGAGCGCCCAACCAGCATGGGGACCAGGTTTCTAGTCTCCGTCCACTCATCCGTGGACGCGATATACACGCGCCCAGGTTTCAGGACGTAGCCCTCCGGCGGGATAACGATCTCCCGCGTGCGGTTGTCCCGTTTAGGGTCCAACACCGCCTCCGTATACACAAGCATCCGGGGATGCAGACGCAGGTTGTAGCTGTTCGGGCCAAGCTGCTGATCGTTGTATGGGTGTATGATGATATCCCCCTTGGACATGCGCTGTCTGATTTCGTTGCCAGACAAAATGCCGTATTGGTTCAGTTCGTTCATTCGTTTTCCTCCTTCTGGACACGTATGGTGCGGACGGGCACAAAATCCACGCCTAGGCTCGTGATATTGATGACCGTTCGTGGATTCTCCTTGTCGTAGAATACCCGACTTCCATCGTGGGATGCCACGATCTGGCTGTTATCATCGTCCAGGATACCGGCGCGAACCAGCACGTCCGTTGCAGCTTCGAGAAGGTTGTTCAGGTCTACCCGGCGGCGGGTGGGCATGTAGAACTGGCACTCTACATTACAAGGGTAGTCGATCTTGGGCGGCTCTTTGCCACCGAAATAGGCTTGCAAGTGCTTGATGGCTTCCCGTTCGTAAGCGACGTACTTCGCAGACGGGATGATGACGGGCCTCCCATTGACTTTGATGATGCGTTGAGAGTTCTTCTTGGTCACGGGGGGCAAGGGAATTACAAAGAGCATGGTACCTCCTTTACAAAATCCGGCCATTGGTCAGGTAGTAGTCAAGCGTTACCTTACCGGTGGGGCCGTGGCGGTTTTTGGCTACCGTGGCTTCCAGGATAACGGGGGTCACAGGGTCGTGCTTGTATTCGGGGTCGTAGTAGTCTGGACGATGCAGTAGAATAATGCCGTCTGCATCCTGTTCCAGGCCGCCGGAATCCCGTAAGTCAGAGATTACAGGGCGCTTGTCCGTCCGCCCGGTAACTTCCCGGTTGAGCTGGGCTAGGCCGAGAATCGGGATATTCAGGCGCAAGGCCAACCGCTTCAAGTCACGGGAGACTTGGGACACCCCCTCATAGCGCTTGACCTGCTTGTTGTCCGGCTCGATGAGACCGACGTAGTCCACGCAAATCATGGCTAGACCTTTCACGGCGCGGGCCATATTCGCTATGTCAGACACCGTGGCACCCGGCTTGCGGTTCAGCGTCAGCGGCAGGCCGTGTATCTGCGTAGCCGCTTCTGTCACCCTGTCCACGGCCTGGGCATCCATCTTTCCGACAAGCTCCTGCGTGGAGAGGCCGGTTTCCAGGGCTAGAAGCTTCTGCGTGATCTGCTCCTTGGACATTTCCAAAGAAACAAACAGCACCGGCAATCCCTTCTTCGCTACCTTACGGACGATGTTCAATCCCAGCGTGGTCTTACCCATGCCCGGACGGCCTGCCAGCAGGTAAAATCCGCTGTTGAGCAAGCCACCACCCAGCACTCTGTCAATGTATTTGTATTCAGTTTTTATGAATAAACATACACCGGTCTGAATCTCGTCCTGAAGGACCAGGAAGTCAGCCAGAGCATCGGAGAAACTGATGGTTTCCTGGTTCCTCTCGTTGCTTTCAATACCCTGCAAGGCTTTCTGAGCGGAAGCTATAATCTCTCGCGGGGAAGTGTGACTGATGCTTTCTGTCTCGATGTTCCTGGCGATCTCCTGGAGCTGCCGCCGCATGGATGCCTCTCGCGTGAGCTTGATATAGGCGGACACATTGGCGGCGGTAGGGGTGATCTCCATGAGCTGCATGAGATACTGGGTTCCTTCGTTTCCTTGCAGGGCACCGGCTTTTCGACAGGCTTCCAGGATAGTCACGGGGTCGATGGTCTTCCCAGCGCTATCCAGCGCGGCGGCGGCCCTGTAAATTTCTTGGTTCAGCGTAGAAGCAAAGTCCTCCACCCGCAGAGCTTCCCGGACTTCCGGGAATACTCTGGGGTCGATGAGGATGGAACCTAGAACGGCTAACTCTGCATCCAGGTTGTAGCTCGTTACTTCGTTCATGCCTTTTCCTGGCGGTTCCGACGCAGGCGCTCAGCCATGGCCGCTCTCTGTTCCTCCGTGTAGTTCACCTTTCTGGGAGGAGAGACCTTCAGCCACTTCGGGGGAACCTGAGCATAGATCACGCCGCCATTTTCCTGCGGCTGCTTGAGGATGGTCACTTCTTCGGGGTTCTGCTCAGCCAGCTTTCTGATCTTGGTGATCCATCTCTGCTCACTGCTAGAGAAGTATGCCATGGTATCATCAGTAATGAAGTTCCAGCTAGTTTCTCTCATGTTACATTCTCCTTGTTGTTGTCGTTGTTTTCAAACCTAGAAACGCTCCTAGCCCTCTTCGAGGGTAACTATACTGGTATAGGGTCTAGGAACGCTCCTAGGGCTGTAAAACACTGCGAGACGCTTACTTGTAGATTCCCCGCCCTTCTTCGTCGTAACCCACGAACACCGGGGCGCGGTAAATCTCTTCTTTTTTTGCTTGGGAAGAGGCGTTGCTTGCGTCCCTGCGTTCCCAGGTTCGGACAGCAGCTTTCCAGTCCTTCATGGGTTGCTTGCCCACCTTCCAGCCTACTGCTTCGTAGTAGTCAATGAACTTGGAAGCGTCGATACCATTTTGCCGCTCTCGGCAATATGCTTCGACCTCTTCCAGCTTGGGAGGAGTAAACCTTTTTCGCTCTCGCTTGGGAGTGGGTTCCCCCTCTGGGGGACTATATAAGGGGGCGTTAGTATCTGTGTTAGTATCTGGTATAGGTCGGACAATTTTGTCCGATGCCATTGGACAATTTTGTCCGGTCGATTGGGTCACATTTGTCACGGTGTACCACAGTGTTCGATCATACGGACTTTTGTTAAAGTTACCCTTCTGAATCATTCCACTCTCTTCCAGCTTAGACAAAGCATACTTAATCTGCCGCTCTGTCAAGTACGGGAAATACTCGGTAAGACCTCTCTTGCTGATGTACATCCAGGTCTTCCCGTCGTGAAGATGTTTCCTGTCTGCTTGGTTCTTCGCAATCCAGAAATTGAAGTTATCGAGCAAGACAGCAGCATGAACGCCTACTTTCTCGGCAACTTTAACGTCGAAGTGATGCTGACTTACCATAACTTCACCCCCTTAGAAGGGCAACGGTTCCTTGTCCTGCGTCATATCCTGGAAGGGGTTGGCACTGGTGAAGGGGTCAGCGGCGGGGGCAGGGGAAGCGTAGGAAG